TAGAACAGACAAAAGTTTTTCGGTGCCAGATAAAGAAATTTGGTTTGCTGTAAAAAAATTATTACAAATAAATACAGATGAATTTGATAAACAAATTACAGAATTTATTACAAAAGAGGGTGTGTTTGAAATGACTAGAAGGGTATATAGTGATAAGGGTGTTAGCCCTACCATAACTGCTTCTAATCCAGAAGTTAAGATCGCAACCAGAAATAAATCTATTAGAAGACTAACTCCTATTGAATGTGAAAGATTACAAGGTTTTCCAGATAATTACACACAAGTGCCTTATCGAGGTAAGCCAAAGGAAGAAGCTCCAGTTTCAAAAAGATATGAAGCTTGTGGTAGAGCTATGTCTATTAATGTTATGGAGTGGTTAGGAACTAGAATACAAAAGGTACATGAAAGTGATTGAGGTACAGTTAATTGATAAAATGGGATCAGACTTATCTGTTGTTAATTCAGCTAGAGTATCGTTTTCTAAAATGCATACAGAGATACAAGACAATGATGAGAAGTTAATTAAATATTTAGCTCTTCATAATCATTGGTCACCATTTGGTCATGCTTCGTTACAGTTTAGAATTAAAGCACCAATATTTGTAGCTAGACAATTAGTAAAACATCAAGTGGGTTTAGTTTGGAATGAAGTTAGTCGTAGATACGTTGATGATGATCCAGAATTTTATGTACCAACTATGTGGAGAGAAAGACATCGAGACAAGAAACAAGGATCAACAAACACTGAAGTAGAATACAATATAGATCCAATAATGGAAGTCTTAAAAAAAACTTATGAAGACATGTTACAAAAAAACATAGCTCCAGAATTAGCAAGAATGATATTGCCACAAAATATGATTACAGAATGGATCTGGTCAGGTACCTTATTTGCTTTTTCAAGAGTATGTAATTTAAGAAATAAAAGTGATGCTCAAAAAGAAACTACGATGATTACTAATTACATAGCAAAAGATTTATTAAAAACTTTTCCAATTAGTAGCAAATATTTATTGGATGATTATGTTTGATTTTTCAAAGGTAGATAATTTTGATAAGCATATCAATATGTCTATCCCTCATTATGATACTTTAATTAAAAACTTTTCTGGATTAATAAACTATTATTCTCAGTTTGATAGTACCGTTTTAGATCTTGGTTGTTCTACTGGTAGTTTACTAGGATCATTACAAAAGAAAGATAGTTGTAAGTATATTGGTGTGGATAAAATACATTTTAAAGAAAATAATGCATCACAAAAAGATTGGAGTTTTGTACAAGATGATATTGAAAGTTTTTTATCTGGTAATCTATTTAAAAAATTTTCTGTAATATCAAGTGTATTTACTTTACAGTTTCTACCAAGACAAAAAAGAAATAATGTATTGAACTATATCAAGCAACATATAGAAGAGGATACTGTTTTTTTAATATCGGAAAAAGTATATTTAAAAGATACTATCTTACAAACTCTTATTCATAAATTACATTTAGAACAAAAAAGAAAAAGCTTTAATGATAAAGAAATATTAGATAAAGAATTACAATTAATGAACTCTATGTTCTGTCTTTCAGAGACAGAATTGTATAAAGAACTACAAACATTGGGTAATGTAACAAAGATTTGGCAATCGTATAATTTTATGGGTTTTGTCATAACAAAAAAAATTCTGGAATAATTTCTCATCCTGATGTAAAAATAAAGTGACAAGGAGAAAACTCAAAATGTCATTTTACGATCTTATAAGTGGATTGATTGATCAAGCAATAAGTATGGATATCGATCCACGACTCATGGATCCAGATGATAGACATTTATTTACTGATTTAGTTTATGCAGAATACTTAATCAGCAAAGACAAAGGATATAAACATAGTGTTAGATATAAGGAATTATTAATTCATCTTATCAAAACCTATGGGCACTAATGTATCTACCCTCTAATGAAGTATTAAAAATATTAGGCTATAATATATCAAAAGAAATAGTCTTCACAGAAAGAAAGCCAGAAGAATTATTATATGTTTATATTTTAGTAAACGCTGTTGAAGATGTCCTGATAAAACAATCAGATCGTAAATCATCATTGATAAAATGTGAAGCTCATAATTGGTTAATAAGTATGAGCACCGATTTTTGTAGAGTTTGTGAATGGGCTTTGCTAGATCCAGAATGTGTAAAAAATAGTTATTTGAAATCTATAAAACAAGGTGTCATTAAATTTACAGAAAAACAAATAAAATGGGTTACTTATAGAAAAACCTTTTTTAAAATGAAAAAAATGACAGAAAGAGAAAAACGTAGAAAAAAAGGCACACTTAGAAATTTAAGAATACAAGCTCACTGTAGTTCTTTAAATTTTGTTAGTACGGTATTTGTATCTACTATTTAGTTTTTTTTGTTGGAGTGATATCAATAATGTTTTTGGATTCACCAATCTTATTCTCTAACTCTTCTAATCTTTTTTCTAATTGATCTCTACTCATACCTTCTAAAGTAGAATGTGTAATCTGTTTATGATCTACATACAATCCAGCTAATTGACCAGAACGATATTCAGCATTAATAGAAGCTGTGTATTGTCCTTTCTCTGATGACTTATCTCTCAAATCATCTAAGATCTTATATCTTCTTAGTTTATCTTTTTCATATATTTCACGTTCTTCAGCAAGTTTCTTTTCTAAATATCGACAGACATGAGGGTTGATATCTGGGTTCGTGAGCTTCGATGCAAGAACCATGGCACTCTCTCTTGTTTTCGTATTATAACCACTCTCGATCAACGCATCGGTCTTAGTAATCTTTCCCCACTTGTCTACAAGTATGTCTATAAACTTCTTTTGTTTATCCGTTAAGTCTTCAATGGATCTTAATTCTCTTCTTTTTTGTGCCATAATAATCTCTATTTTTTATTCTAGTTTACTATAAAGCACTTACTTAGAAAATAAAAAAGTAAAAATAATTGCGGCAAAAACAATCCTCTTTTGCTTTATTTTCCTAAAAACTAGGAATTTTTCCTAAAACTTTCCCAGAAGTATTTCTCTGTAAGGGTATGTATTCTGCTATTTTTCCCAGTTTCCTAAAATATTTGCTTATTCTACGCTTTGAATATTTTTTTTTTTGTAAGCAAGTACCTTATAGGAAATTAGAAAATTAGGAAAAAAAACAATTATTTTGTAAAAAACACTTGTATCACAAATTAGATGTGCTATATTTAATACATAACAAAGGAAAAAAATAAAATGACAAAAACATTAACAATAAATAAAACTAAGTACTTAATATGGAAAAAAGCAGATAGTAAAGATTTACCTTGGGTGGTTACTTTTGAAGAATATTGCGATGAGGATCTTGTATGTGAAAACAACCTCAAAACATTTGAAACTCAAAAAAAAGCTATTGCATGGCTTGAGAGTTTCAAAAAAAGTGATGATAAAATAATACGTTTTTTTTCATGGAATAGTTACATATATAATAAAGCTGGATACGAAGAACATTTAAATCAAATAAAAAACAGTAAAGTATTTATACAAAGAACTAGAATAAACAAAAGAAATTACAGTAGATTACTTTCTATTTTTGAAGAAACTTTTAACTATAATTTGTATTTTAGAGATTGGAGAAAAAAAGACTTTTTTAGATTTGTAAAATTATTCATGGATGGAAAATCTGAGTATTACCAAGATCCTTACTTTATAGAAAATTATAAAGACGAAGTATTAAGTTTATTATAATAGTATTTCTTGTAGCCCTCTTCGGAGGGTTACGACAAGTGCTAGGTGCTTTAAGTGAAAGTAAACAAGTTGTCTTGACGAAGACGATGTAGTGTTAGGCGAGTAGTACGAGTTGTACTTGAGCACATGGTTAGCGAAACTGAATGAGGTGACTATAATATAAACGATAACCTTATTTGGAGAAAGTAGTGAAGCCATGTGCTACCAAACTTTTAAAAAAGGAGAAACAAATGAGTAAATTTAAACAACACTTAATGGATAAAGAACAACAGTTAGATGAACAAATTATTTTTATGAATAAAATGATAAATAATACACAAGGTGTAATTGATAAATCTAATGACACTTGGGTGATAAGATATTGGGTCAATGTTAGAAATACTTTACAAGAACAACAAGCAGATTTACAAAAACAAAAGACTGGAATTAGTTATTGATATTCCTTAGACAATCGTTTAAGGTTGTGTTGTCACCACTATGTGACTATCCTTTGTTGCACCTAACAGCGTCATTTCTGTTGGGTGCTACTTTTATAAAAAGGTCAGCATGGAAAAAAATTTGTGGTCATCACTTAACCAGTTACAAAAGACAGATCCAGCTATGTTTTTAATGAGGGTAGAATCTACCACAATCAACGGAATACCAGACGTTCATGTATGTATTCAAGGTCAATCTTTTTGGCTTGAGTTAAAGTCTAATGATGATAAGAAATTTGGCTTATCTAAATATCAAATCATTTGGCAGATAGATTACTTGAATGTCGGAGGCAATGTATTCAACTTAGTTTTGGCACCCTCGCAGAGGGCACTGAAACTTGTGAAGTTAATTCCAGCTTTGTTCTCATTCTGTACTGGTTCTGTGCCAAATGTAGAACGGTTCGATGTGCTAGGATCTAAACCATACAATCAAAAAAACTTACAATCTATAATTAAGTTGGCAAGTGATTCATGTGGCTAGTTCGCATAACGTACATTATGTTAAAAAAAGACGTTTGTTCACGTTATGTTCTGCATGGGTCGTAAAAGAAGGCTCAGGATTTTGTGGCAATAGTCAAGGGTTATTTTATTATTTATTGGGGGTCGCTATTTTTTATGTTACTGTGCGTATGGCTATAGGTTGAGTTGGATACATACATATAGGCAGTAAACATCTAGATAGTTTTATGGTATAAATATTTTATGAGTAACACTGAACATTTAACGACTGACAGATTAAGATTACAAGTAGAAAAAGTTTTATTACAACACGTTAAACTTTGCCAAGATAATTTTTTATATTTTGTTCAAGAGATGTGGCAAGATTTTATTTGCAGAAAAGAAAAAAATAAAAGCAAGTGGGGTCATCATCAAATAATTGCAAATGAGTTTTCACAAGTAGCTAATAAAAGAAAAGGGAGGCTCATAATTAATATGCCTCCAAGACATACTAAATCAGAATTTGCATCGGTATACTTCCCAGCATGGATGATTGGTAAGTATCCAAAATTAAAAATTATGCAAGTATCTCATAACACAGAACTTGCAGTTCGATTTGGAAGTAAGGTTCGAAACATAATTGATTCTCCAGAGTACAAACAAATTTTTGGAGATGTAAAATTGCGTGAAGACTCTAAAGCAAAAGGTCGTTGGGAAACTAATCATGGTGGAGAATATTACGCAGCTGGAGTTGGAGCATCCATAACTGGTCGTGGTGCAGACTTATTGATTATTGATGATCCACATACGGAACAAGATTCGATGTCTGACTTAGCAATGGAAAGAGCATATGATTGGTATACTTCAGGACCAAGACAAAGACTACAACCTGGTGGATCTATTCTTTTGGTTATGACACGATGGGCAGAAGATGATTTAACTGGTAGATTATTGAAGGCTCAAAAAGAACCAAAAGCAGATTCATGGAAAACAATTTCTTTTCCAGCTATTCTACCAGATGGTAAACCAGTTTGGTCAGAATATTGGGAACGAGAAGAATTAGAAAAAATCAAAGCTTCATTACCGATTAGAAATTGGTCAGCACAATACATGCAAGAACCAACTTCCGAGGAAGGAGCTATTATAAAACGAGAGTGGTGGCAACCTTGGAAAGAAGAATCCATGCCAAACTTAGTTCATGTTATACAAAGTTATGATA